GATTTCCATAGAACTTTTCTCAATAGTCACAACATACGGAAGTGCAATTTCTGTCGGCTCACCTTCCTCATCAAGGTCTTCAAACCCTTCTAAATCAAGGTCTACCATCATCTCAAGCAGGGTATGGCGATCATCATAAATAGCCGAGTAGCCGCCTTCTTTGTCTTTTGCATCCTGAATTTTCTCAGTGTGCTTAGCTGGCTTCTCAATATCAACGTCTTTATAGAACCCAGATACCTGAAGTTTACGTAGCTCATTGTGGTTTTTACGCATTACATAAGTGGCGCGTGGGCAACTCGCTAAGTCAGACGTACCATAAGAAACCACAAAGTCTTCTGCTGGAATAAACACACTGGTTTGGCGACCTAGTGTTGGGTCAAAATACACCTTCTTAAAGGCTGACCCAATCAGCGCTTGCGCCCAAAACGTGCGCTCTTGCTCGTTTCTAAACTCAGGCATACGCTTCATAATCTGATAGTTCATATCAGCCGCTACACGCTCTGCCGCCGCTTGTTTATCTGGTGTTTGCTTGCCAAAAATCTCTGTTGAAACAGGACCTGCCGCTGGCAGTGTTTCGGTAATCATCTCCGCTTGGAACCTTACAACGGCTTCAAGTAGTAGCGGGTGGTTTACACCACAAGCTCCAGGCCAAGGCTCCATACGATCATCATACTTAAGACCAAGCAAATCTAACCCGTCTTTATAGGTATCTTCCCAGTCTTTACGTGAGCTTCTATCATTATCATAGTCATGCACAAGGTCATTAGCCAGTGAGAAAAGATAGTCGTCATCCAAATGCTCTGCTAAGTTAGCGTCAAACTCAGGCACTTCTTCAACATCTGTGTCCTCACTATAGGACATACTAAATTCTTCACCAGTTTCTGGGTCTATGTCTTGAATCTCTATTTCAATGGGTTCTTGGTCTTCGTCGTCTAAGTTAAACGGTGACATGGGTTGCGTCATTGCCATATTTAATGCCTCAATGTTGTTTAATAGTAAGGTCTACGTCTGCGCGAATAGTTTTGTTGTTCATATTCCTCATCGCTTGAAGTTCTGACAAACCCGCCTTGCCTAAAGCGTAGCATAGCTTGGCTCACGGTATCCACCAAATCGTCATGCTCACCAGCAGGAAAAGACGCTACATCGTCAATAAGCTCATCCGCCCAGCGTGTCTGTGGCGCCCATACATACCCAGAGGCAAATATGTCCGCGATGCTGTTTATTCGAGATATTTTATCATTACCCTTCGTGGGTGTATATTCTTGCACTGGTATGCCCATGCGTCGAAGCTCATATATAAGCGGAGCACCTGATGCTCTTTTCTCAATAATCACCCCATCTGGGTTCCACTCTCTGTACGCCTCAATCGCCCACTGCTTAAGTTCTGGGAATTCTACACGTTTCTTTACTGCATCAAGCACAATAATATTGGGTCTTTTCTCGCCATCATCACCATCATACTCAAACACGCCCCACACCGTTAAAGCACTGTAATCTGCCTTATTATGCTTCTCAAACGCGGTATCCCATGACATGAGGATAAAATCTATATTCTTGGGTGGATCTTCTTTTTCCCACTCGCGCCACCACTCACGCTTAATTAACGCCCCTTCTTCGGACGTTGGGTTCTGTTGGTACTGTGCTTGCCACTTGGCGTTTGGTATCTCTGCTTTAACAGCATCGAGTGCTTCTAGGCTCCAATACTCCGGCCATAGCGATTTGCCTGAAGGCAGAACAGCGGGAAACTCAATGACATCCCAAATATCGGTGCTGTTGTTTTTTGCAGCAGCTTTAATAATCTGCCCTGATAAATCTCGGAGCGACCAGCGAGTCATTACTAGAATAATAGACCCCCCAGGTTGTAAACGCTGACGAGGACCCGACGTGTACCACTCATATACCTTATCGTAAATAGCAGGATTAGACTGCGCTGCTAGAGCTTCCGATTCAGTATGAGGATCGTCAATAATTGCATAATCAGCACCGCGACCAGCCAGCGCTCCTCCCACCCCTGTTGCATAATATTCTCCACCATGATTAGTGTTCCACCGCCCCGCTGCTTTCGAGTCTTGCCGAAGCTCTACATCAGGAAATATCTCACGATATTCCTCACTCCCTACAAGGTTTCTCACCTTACGACCAAAGCCTTCTGCAAGCTCTGACGTGTTTGAAATCTGCATAATCTTTTTCTTGGGGTATTTACCCAGTAGCCATGCAGGGAGAAGGTAGGAGGCAAACTCCGATTTGGTGTGACGTGGTGCTAGGTTAATAATCACCCGCTTACGGTCTCCGCAAGCAACAGACTCAAAAATCTTAGCCATCCGCTTGTGGTGCGCCCCGTCTACGAAGTCTCCCCAGATAAATCTAACAAACGACATAAAGTCATTCTGAGCTTGCTCACGCAACTCTCTACGTCTAAGCTCCTCAATCATAGTGGTTAGACGGCGTTTCTCATCTGGTGTAGCTAGTTGCATAGCCTTTTTTACGGCTTCATCATCCATAATTAGCCCTAAATAGCACGGAATTCTGCATCAATAGTCTTCATATCGGTGCGCCCCGAGATGTTTCTAAGCAAGGAAGTAAGCTCAGATTCCAGCTCAATGGTTGTTTTCTGGTTAATATTAACCTCAATTTTGTCTGAAAATAGCCCCACTTCTGAGCTTTTTGCAAGGAATTCTAGTGCTTTTAGGCTTATCTTCGGGTCTTCGTGCTCGGCATGTTCAAACAGCTTATACACCACGTAGTTACGCATCTTATTGCTGGGGTCAGCAAGGACATAATCATGCTTTGCAAGCATCTTTTCAAGCACAATTGCTGTGCCTAACGTGCTTGGTTTGTCGGGCGCTGAGGGATTCGCATGGTAGATTTGCATAGCTTCTTTCTTATCTTCTGCCGTAGGCACAGGCAAGTCAAAGCCCATTCTCTCTAGGAACGTAGCATTAAGCGTGAAGCACTCTCTTGCACAAGCAAGCATAGCACTGTATTCACTGGGATCGTCTATCGCAGGTTCGATACTAAATTGTTCTTCCATAAGCGCGGTGGTCAAGTGCGTTAATATACCCCCCTCGTGGGGATGGGACCCTAAGCATAACAGCTTGGATTTATTATGACGGGTACTGGGGGGTGAATGCAATTTTTATTTTTCGTCAAATTTTATTAAAAATTATGGGGTATCTGTGATTGGTTTGGAATATGCAGGGGGACTTATGACGGGTACTGGGGGGTCTTCCTTTAATATTATGGTATCGAGTTGTACCTTAGCTTTTGTAAGGTTATTATGGTAAATATGTAAGTTTTCAAAAAACTATAAAATGTTTGTCTGAATTAGAGATATAGGGCGCGGTAGGCTGTGCTGAGAAAAGTGGGGGGTGGGGTATACTAGGGGGCGATAAGTGTTTGAAAATCATAGGTTTTTCATATCGTTTCATTATGGTGTAATTGTATGCCATTGTTTTATATAGGATTTTATCATCACCGCATATCATCACCGCATATCATCACCGCATATCATCACCGCATATCATCACCGCATAATTCCCACGTGGGAATTATAAAGTAGCGTTAAATGGCATTAAAGTATTGACGCGGTTATAAAAGGGCGTATAATAGCAAGCAAGTGAAGAGTTACCCGCCTACTCTTCACCGATACCATTTTAGGCGGTGGATTTATTAGGATTAATGACATGAAAGCAACAAACAAAATTAGCGCGTTATCATTAGTAGTTGAACAACTAACTACTGAAAAACCTTTTGACTCTATTAGCGTAGTGCAATGCTTAGCGCGTGAGATAATAGGATTCAATAAATCAAGCGACAAGCTTATCGAATTGCAAAAGCAAATTGATGATACAAAGAATGACAGAGGCACGCGTAAAAAAGCAATTGATGGATTGCTAAAAGAGTTATGGTCTAATAACATAAAAATGGTAGTTGGTAAGGGCGTCACAAAATGCCCTATACGTATCGCATTGCGTGATGCGCTAGGCAAAGAAAATCTAGCAGAAAAAACAGTAAATAATATTTTAGGCGCGGTAAGTTACGCGCTAAACAATAAAAAGCCTTATGATATTCATGCAGTGACAAAATTAACGCAACAAAAGAAAATTGATAACGCTGTAAAGGCTGAAATATTGAAAGGCAGTAGCGAATTGAAAAACGCTATACCACCAACTGCAAGTACGCCAGCAAGTACGCCAGCAAGTACGCCAGCAAGTACGCCAGCAAGTACGCCAGCAAGTACGCCAGCAAGTACGCCAGCAAGTACGCCCGAAAAAGCTACGCAGTACGTGCAACAAATGGCGCAGCTATTAGCGGGTGCTTTCAATGCAACCGAAGCGCGTCGTATGTTAAAGGACGATCACGAAAAAACTTACGACGATATTATCAACGATATTAACGACATTATGGACTTAATTGCGACGCTAAAATAATCCACGTTTCGTAGAATACCGCCCGTAGGCGGTATTTTTTTGCCTAAAATTTAACGATTAGCCCGCGTAAAGCGGGCATTTTTTTGCCTAAAATTCTTCACGAAATGCAGTTGAGTGATGCGTTTCATTTATCCCACGTGGGAAAAATAGCATGATTAGCTTGCAGCTAAGCAATGAACGGGTATCG